CGGACACTACAGACCCTGTAGAACCTGTAGACGGCTCCGATGGTGGTGACAGTACGGGCGGTGACTCTGATGGCGACTCTGAAGGCGAGGGCGACGCAGAGGAAGGCGAAGGATCTGAGGAAGGTGAAAACGAAGGCGGTGCTGGTGATGGAGACCCTGCAGAGGGTTCCGGCGGCGGTACTGGAGATGGATCAAATGGCGGAGACGGTACCGGTGATGGTACTGGAGATGGAGACGGTGATGGCTCAGGAAGCGGTGACGGTGATGGAGATGGGGATGGTGATGGCTCAGGCTCAGGCTCAGGTCCGGGCTCAGGTTCAGGCTTAGGCGCTGGTATGTTAGCAGCCGGTACAGACCTTAAGTTTAATCCTGTTCAAGCTGGTCTTAACTACCAACCAGTCCCTATAGCACCTATGGTTCAATACAGAGCACCGGTAAACGCAATGCAATTAATAGAAGAAGTAATTAAAAGACGAGGAATGCTTGTATGACATATTTAAACGTAATGAATAATGTCTTACGGAGGCTACGAGAAACAGAAGCAGCATCGGTTACTGAGTCTATCTATGCTCGTATGGTTGGTGACTTTATTGATGATGCTAAAACTATGGTTGCACAAGCTGCTGACTGGTCTGCTTTACGTGAAACAGTAACTATTACAACAGCTGCTGATGATAACACGTACTCTTTAGCAGGGACGGGCGACGATGTAAAAATTATGTCTGTACTTAACGACACTCAAAATTGTTTTATGGAGTACCAAACTAAAGACTGGTTTAACGATCAACTGTACATTGCCGGTGCTTCTACAGGCGCTCCTAAGTACTACACCTTTAACGGTTTAGACTCTAACGGAGATACTCAAGTCCTTGTTGGTCCTACACCGGATGGTGTGTATAACTTACGTTTTGATGTTGTTAAGCGACAAGCGCGTCTAACAGCTAATAGTGATGTGTTACTTATTCCTTCAAAACCTGTAATTCATTATGCAGTAGCTTTGTTGTCACGAGAGCGTGGTGAAACAGGGGGTACTTCTACTGCTGAACACTTCGCTATTGCTGAAAGGTTCTTGACAGACGCTATTGCACTTGACGCTGCTAAGCATCCAGAAGAAATGGTATTTAGGACTATATAATATGGCTCAAAATCTAAATAGCATAAACTTAATTGCTCCAGCGTTTAAAGGAATTAACGCTGAAGATTCTCCTTTAGCTCAAGACCCGTCGTTTGCAGAAGTAGCAGACAACGCAGTAATTGACAAAAGAGGACGTATTGCTGCGCGTAAGGGTAATTCAGTTCTTACGACAAACAAAACTGTTTTAGGTTCTGACAAAATCAAATCCATAAAAGAATACAAGCAAAACGACGGAACTAAAAAAATATTTAGCGTCGGTAACAATAAGATTATTAGTGGTACAACAACGCTTGTTGACGAAACACCCGGAAGTTATACTATTAACGATGACAACTGGAAAATAGTTAACTTTAATGACAACTTATATTTTTACCAGCGGGGTTATGAACCTTTAGTTTACAACGGAACTAATGTTGTTCAGTTAAATTCGTTAGGTGGTTCAGGGATTAAACAGGCTAACGAAGTTCTTGCAGCATTTGGTCGTCTTTGGGTAGCAGATATTGATAACGACAAGTCTACTATTTATTGGTCTGATTTGCTTATAGGACATGACTACGCAGGCGGAACGTCTGGTTCAATTGATATATCTAAAGTCTGGCCTGATGGTTATGACGAAGTTGTAGCACTGGCTGCTCACAACGGACTTTTGATTATCTTCGGTACACATAGTATTGTTGTATACCAAGGGGCTGAGTCTCCAGCAACAATGATTCTAGCAGATACTATATCAGGCGTGGGTTGTGTAGACAGAGACACGTTACAATATACAGGAACAGACGTTTTGTTTTTGTCGCACACAGGACTTAAAAGTTTTGGACGGATATTACAACAAAAGTCTTTACCTATTAGTGACCTGTCTGGGAACATTACTAAAGATATTATTGAAGCTATTCAAAACGAAACAGAATTTTATCGAACTGTTTACAGTCCCGAAGAAGGCTTTTACCTTGTTAACTTTGTAAGTCAAGATTTAATTTACTGTTTTGATGTTAGAGGTGTGTTGGAAAACGGAGCGTACCGAACTACTAAGTGGCCTACTACAGGATTTACTTCCTTTACTCGTATTGAAGACGGTACATTATACATAGGCAGCGTTAATGGAATTAGTAAGTATACCGGGTATCAAGACAACGGGTCTTCTTATAGGTTTAAATACTACAGCCCTAGTTTGTCTTTTGGTGATAGCGCCAGAATAAAAATATTAAAAAGACTTAGACCAATTGTTGTAGGAGGCTTTGGAGTAACTGCGTTTTTAAAGTGGGGCTTTGACTTTTCAAGTGACTACCAAACAGCACAGTTTACTATTGGTCAGTCTAACCCCGGTTTTTATAACGAAAGTGAATACACAGAAGTAGAGTATACCTCTGGTGGTTCTACTATTAGCCAAAGGAGTCTTAACACTACAGGCTCTGGTTCAAGTGTTGTTGTTGGTCTTGAGGCTAACATAAATGGTTCACAACTTTCAATTCAAGAAATTAACGTAATGGCCTTAGTCGGCAGATTAGTTTAAGGATAACGGAGAATATCAATGAGCGATTTTTTAGATTTTTTGTTTGGCGGTGGTCTCCAAGGAGCCGCTGGTGTTGGTCTGTTAACAGGCGCTTATGATGAATTAGGAAACATAGGTGAGAGAGGGTTAACATTAGGACAAGACCTTGCTACAACGCAAATGGATCAAACACAGTTCCGGCCTTTTACAGTTACAACAGCAACAGGCAGTGGTTTTGGTACTTCTATAGATCCCACAACTGGTCAAATATCCTCTTCAATGTCTTTGTCCCCTGAAGAACAACAATTGGCTAGTGGTCTTCAGTCACAAGCTGGTCAGTTTTTTGGTACACCCGCTGCTGGACAAGATGTTTTAGCAGGTGCTGGCTCTCAAGCCATGGGTGTAGGCCAGAGTCTTTTAGGTCAGCCTGTCTTTGGCGTAGACCCCACTAGAGCGTCTTCTAGTCAAGCAACCGGCCTTGGTCAGCAGTTTATGCAACAAGCTGGTATGGGCACTGGTGATCGTGAGATGGCTGTTTATGACCGAATGAGAGCCTCCATGCGTCCTGAAGAGGAGCGTCAACGTTTAGGCCTTGAAGAGCGTTTAGCAGCTCAAGGTAGGCTGGGTGTTAAAACAGCACAATACGGCGGTACTCCTGAGCAACTTGCTATGTCTAAGGCGCAAGAAGAAGCCCGAAGCTCAGCAATGTTAGGAGCTATGCAACAAGCACAAAGAGAGCAGGCGCAGCAGGCAGGACTTGGTGCACAGTTTGCTGGTCTAGGTGCAGGACTTGCAGGACAAGCGCAGGGACTTGGGGCAGCTAATCAACTTCAGGCACTACAAGCTCTACAGGCAGGACAAGGGTTGTTCCAAGGTTCTCAAGGTCTACAAGCAGGACAACAACAGTTAGGACTGGGTGCGTTAGGTGCTAGTTATATGCCGCAGGCTCAAATGTTAGCTGCTTTGGCTCCCGGCATGACAGCTGCGTCTATGGGCCAACAGGGACAGCTAACAGGTGCTGGTTTATTTGGTGAAGCCACTGCTTCAGGTATTGACGCACTATTGGGTTCTGCTCTTGGACAGGCAAACTTAATGGGTACTGTAGGTACAGGCTTGTTAAGCGGGGTAACACAAGGTACGTCGTCTTCAGGCGACACGTTCTTAGATTATCTTCGAAACGCGTTAGGAGGTTAAGTCATGGCTAGATTTGGTAGAGGTATGATACAGGCGCTGACTCAGCCTGCTTACATGGGTGGCTTAATGCAAGTTGCTCAAAACATAGGATCTGCTCCTGCTCGTCAAAGGGCTGCTGAGGTAGCGCAAGCAAGAAAAGATACATTAGCAAGTTTTGATCCCAATACTGTCGAAGGTCTTTCTGGTTTAGCCCAGTTTTATCAAAGTCAAGGGGATGTACAAAATGCAATGAAACTAGCTACCGCTGCTAGAGAAATGTCGGCTCGACAGGCAAGCGAACAGGCTTTAGCTAATAGAAAAACACAAATCAAAACCCAAGCTGAAAACCTTGGTCTTGATAATTTAGCATCACAAATTGAAAACGTAACTGATAACAAAGAACTTGGTGATCTTGTAGGCACTATGCTTGACTACCGCCTCAAGAACCTGCCTACGCAAACACCAGCCCAGCGTAAGCAGTTAGCTAAGCAGCGTGGCATTAGTGACAAACTGTTTAAGGAGCTAGGACTAGGCCAAGCCCCTGACCAAGTGTTTAACGATGTTCTCACAGGCCAACGTGGTGGTGACATTGAGTTCTTCTTAAAAGACGGTAAAGTATTACCTTTCCGCACTGAAGGAGGACAGGTGTACGACAGAGAAAACAACACATGGACCTCTGCTCAACAAATGGGTCTACGAAAACCACCGCCTGAAGTACAAAAGATTGAAAACATCAGCGGCACAATGGCTGAAAAAATCATGGGCGAAGGTGTTAAGCGACTGTCAGACGGGCTTGACGCTGCAAACAAGGCTGTAACCTCTGTCGAATCCATTGACACATCTCTTGAAAACATCGACAACATGTTTACAGGCTATGGTGCTACGTTTAGAATGGACGTTGCTAGAGCAGCGCGTGTAGCAGGTATTGACATATCGGCTGCAGACCAGATTGAAAACACGCAAGAATACGCTTCATTGGCAGGTGCTCGTGTTGCTGACTACATTACCAACTTAGGTGCTGGTACAGGTTTGTCAGACAAAGATAGAGAGTTCGCAGAAAAAGTAGTAGCAGGCGACATTGGAATGAGTCCTAAAACCATGCGTAGACTGTTGACTACTATTAGAAAGCAAAATGTACGAACCATTGGTCAATACAACAACCTTAGAGGTGCTGTAGAAGATAAACTAACAGGGACAGAAAAAGCAGCCATGGCTTTCTACCCTCTGG